CAGAGGTTATTTACACATCATAGTTATAGAAGATGGCAAACGAACTAAAAAAGCTATCACAAAAGATATGTTCTGCGAGGCGGGAAGCATGGCAGACTACGTATTTAACCGTTGGTTTGAAATCTACACCCCCGAAGAATTTCTGAGTTACGCAGCAGCAGAATTAAATTGGTTAAAAGACGAAATATGAGCAGAATAGAAGAAAAAATCTTAAAAATAATAGGGGAATATTACGGTGGAGAAGTCGATGTTGATGACGATTTCTTTGATAATATTTGCACCAATGAGTTTGAAATGTTCGAATTAATCGCTAAATTAGAGAATGAAATTCCTTTGAAAGTAACGCTATTGCCCGAATCGTATAGGTTTGATTACATCGATAATTTTATTAAGTGGGTTGTAAATAATATTGAAAAGTAATGTTTATCAAGCCCGACGGAAAAGAAAAAGCCAAGCCCGAAAAAGGGACAAAATCGCAACCTTTTAAAAAAGCGTTCACTAAAAAAGAAATTAAACCTCTTTTTAGCCATTTTAAAGGGGGTACAATCGAAGGAAAGGTAATTAAAGCAAGTGAACTACCAAGTAAAGTAGATAAGGCTTTAAAGCCTATTAAAAAGGTTTCTGATAAAATGAAAGGAGAACTTAAAATTTATGCAAAGAAGCGTAAAGAGTATTTAGTTTCTCATACAGTTTGTGAAGTGAAGTATTGCAATGAAAAAGCAACGACAATCCACCATCGCAAAGGGAGGGGTATTTACTTAAATGACGAAAAGTATTTTCTTGCAGTTTGTATGGTTTGTCATTGTGAAATAGAAAATATGCCTGACTGGGCTAAGTCGCAAGGTTATTCACTTAGTAGATTGTCAAATGATTAAACTAAACATTACCCCGTTAAGCGTAAACAAGGCATGGCAGGGGCGCAGGTTCAAGACAAAGGAATATTTAGCTTATGAAAAGGCGTGTTTGCTTTTGCTACCTAAGATTGAACTCCCAAAACCTCCATATCATTTCAATTATGAGTTCGGTTTTTCCCAATCAACCGCTGATTTGGCTAACCCCGAAAAATTGATAACGGATATAATCTGCAAGAAATACAATATTGACGATAGGCATATTTACAAGATGGTATTAGAGAGAAAATCGGTCAAGAAAGGGGACGAGTATTTAAAGATTGAGATACTACAATATTTTGAGCCTTCAAATTTGGAAGACAATAGTTTTGTCCGACCAAACATTGTACAGGATGGATATAAGTTTGATTTTGAAACCAAGCAAGTAAAAACCAAGACTCCGATACGCATAACAAGTGCAGGGGAAATTGGGAAAAGGAATCAAGGCAGGATAAGATAAAAAGCCAAGAGGTGCAGCAAGTGAGAAACAAACTTTCAAAAGAGATTCTTTAAAAAATAACGGTTATACATTTGATCTATGAACGACAAGATATCTGAAAAGTTAATACTAATAGTGATCTGTTACTTTATTTATGTAGCGGTTAGGTTTATTATTGAAAATTAAATTATGAATAATTCAGTTTATTTATTTAAACGAACAGAAGTAGTTTATTTTTGGGAGTTTAGCAAAGATAAAACGGATACAACGATTTATATTACTGTTTTTGAAAGAAGAAATATACCTTTTAATATAGGAGATAAATTTGAGGAGTTGCAATACTTGGGGGTTGGAATAGTTAACGAAAAAAAATGTGCAATAATTATTAAATATCCGTATTTTTATTGAAAATTAAATCGTATTAAGTTATATTTTCATTATGATTCAGGAAAGAATAAAACAAATCAATAAGTTAGTTAATGAATTGCAGCCAATTTTACAACAGGTAATTAACAAACAAAACGAATTTGAAAAAATAGTTTTATGGGAGAACCAAACACCTGAATATAAAATCAAATGGCGTATTGATAGGATTGCTCAAAGCGGAGAAGATAGGGTAAATAGGATTGCTAAAAGGTATTTTAGAAACAATATTTATAATACTATGAAATTAGCAGATAAGTATATTTGGCCTAATTGGGAACTACATAGTTACAGAGATACGCTTTTAATAGATTTACAAAGTTTATAAGAATTAATTTGAACAAATAAAAAATGTTTTCGTATATTTGCTCATCCTTAAGCGGCACTTAAGAAAGATATTGAGGTTTGGAGAAATCTTATCTCAAAAAAAGCGATTAGCTCAAATGTGCCGCGTTTGGGCTTTTTGCGTTAATATGCCCGTAGTTCGGTTAAACGTTGCTCCAAGGAGAAGTAGTGAACCTGTCAATGGTTATTATTCTTAAATGCTATGTGTGGATGTAACTTTATCCCGTAGCAGCCAGACCAACGAAACTCCCATTTGACGGATTAAGGTGAAAGTTGTTACCAAATCTTTTAAGGGGTAAGGGGTTTGGTAACTTCTTTCTTCACCGTCCCTCTCTACAACCCTTTTCTGGATTAAAGATTATTTAGTAACTTTGTAAAAAAAAGATGGCAGCAACTATTGGGAATTCGTTTTGGAAACTCCGTTCTAAACACGGAAGGGATAAATTGTTTTCGTCTCCTGAAGTTCTTTGGGAGGCGGCTCAAGAGTATTTTACTAATTGTGAAAAGAATCCATTGTTAGAAGTAGATTGGGTTGGAAAAGATGCAATAGAAGTAAATAAGCCTAAGATGAGGGCTTTTACTTGGGCTGGGCTTGAAATATACTTAGACATTTCAGATGATGCACTTAGAAACTACAAAACAAAACCAGAATACAAAGATTTTTTCGGGGTCATCACGCGCATAGAAAAAATAATGTACGAACAGAAGTTCACAGGAGCAGCCGCAGGGCTTTTAAATCCTAATATTATTGCCCGTGATTTAGGCTTAGTTGACAAAAAAGAACTTGAAAGCGTTGTAGTAACTAGAACTATTGAAGGAATAGAACCTCCTGAATGAACATAAAATTTAAATCTACATGGTGGCTCAAATGGTATTGGCCTTACGTTGAAACACTATACGAAATTGAAGGACATTACGGGACACGTCAAAGCGGAAAAACTCACCAAATTGCAAGGAAGTTAATTTATCATTCTTTTGGTAACGAGCAATTTAATGTAATTCATTGCCGAAAGGAATACAATAAAATCGAGGGTTCAACTTTTAAGATTTTAAAGGATATTGTAACCACTTACTTTCCTAATGACTTCACGATAATAAAAGACCACTTCCAAATAATCAATAAACATACAGGGAACTGGTTTAGAGGTCTTGGAATGGATAAAGAAGAAAACGCTAAATCAGTTGAAGGGGCTAATATTGCATGGTTGAATGAATCTAATCAGTTTACAATAGATGATTACGACTATTTAGGCACAACAATAAGAGGGAAGCAAGGCGTAAAAGTTTCAATGATTTTAGACTGGAATCCTCAAAGCGTTCAACATTGGATAAAAGCTGAATCAGATAAATTTAATTTAAACCCTAAATGCGTATTAGTTAAATCTACTTTTTGGGACAACTATTTAATTGACAGGAATCAATTACACGAAAAGTTACTAACAATAAAAGAAAGAGACGAAAATCTCTACAATGTTTGGGCTTTAGGCGAATGGGGCGTTGAAGACCCTCAAATGAATTTCTTCAGGGATTTTAGCCGTTCTAAGCACATCAAAGAAGTTGAAGCGTTCACAAATACTTATTACCTAACGTTTGATTTAAACTATGACCCTTCGTGCCTATTAATTCAAAGGGACGCTCACAGACTTTATGTTTTAGAAGAGTTTCACACAAAAGGGCAGGGGCTTCCAGAGCTTCTAAGTATCGTAAAAGAAAGATTTAAACTAAATGCGATAAATGTAATTGTCAACGGGGATAGTTCAGGAAACCACAGCCGAAACATAACAGACTCAAGAACGTCCTACCAAATCATTCAAAACGTGTTAGGTCTTTCAATGAATAACTTCCACGTTCAAAAAGCCAATCCAACGCACGTTGCTTCACGTATTCTTTCTAACATAGTTTTACGCACAAAAGATTTTAAAATCCATCCTAGATGCGTACAGTTGATTAATGACGTTGAAAATATGCAAGTTGATAATAGAGGCAGTTTAGACCCTTGGAAAAAGGAAAACCCGTTAACTGGTCACTTAGGGGACGCATTAAGGTATCATATCTTTTATGAAGATTACGACCTATCGAATGTAAATTTGAACTAAGAAAAAGTTTTTTTAAAATATTTTAATTATTTCTTTGAAATAGTTTGCATAATCAAAATAAGGGTGTACCTTTACATCATCAAACACACTTAACCAATACGACAATGAAAACTTTCAAAAACAAAAATTTTAAAAAAAGGGATTATGATTGCACAAACGTAGTATTTGTTCAATCAGAAAACGCACCAAATGAAAACTGGGTAGAATGTGACGAAACAGAAATAGAAACATTAAAATGTGATCAATTATACAAGCAAGGGAATGAAAGATACTTTGGCTATATGTAATAAATCAAATAAAGGAGGCACTCGACAAGGGTCGGGTGCTAAACCTAAATACAACGAAAAAACGACTACTATTGCATTTAGAATCCCTGTTTCTTTAAAAGATAAAATCAAGGAATTGGTTAAAGATTATATCCAAACGTCCGTAATTTGAGTATAATAAAAATGCTTATATTTGTCCTATGAATTGCGTAGATAAATACACGTTTGACGTTCCAGAGTGCATTGATATACAGATGCAATCCGTAGCCAATGAAGGATTAATGATAAAAGTCATTAATTCGCTCAATCAGATTAAATACTTTCCCGTAGAAAGCGATTATAACGGTAATTTTACGCTTGTTATCAGTCAAGGGGCTGCATTTGATGAAAGTTTTGATGAAAGTTTTGATAGTTCGGCTGTTAATGTAGGGGCTTTTATTAACCGATTCAATCAATATACTGTAAGTGCTTATTACGCTGGAACAAATACAAAAGTAAACCTAAAAGTTTCTGACGTAGAATACCCAGAAGTACTATTAAAAGTATTTCAACAAATAGATTGTGATTTAACCACGTTTCCAGCGTTTTAATATGGGATGCAATTGTAACAAACCGAAACCAAGACCAAAGCCAAGATGTTAGCATTAGGGGCAGCCGCATTTACTTTATTCTTGACTAAATGCTTTGAAAAAGGCATGATATTAAGATGGTATTACGTTTGGTTAAAGTTAAATCTTTATTACTCGGATAAAAACTGGAAATATTACCTATCGAAGCCGTTAGGAACTTGCATTTATTGCTTTGGTAGTTGGGTATTTATTGTATTTTATTTAGGTGACAAATATTTTAGTCTCGAAAATTTCGATGTTCAGACAACAATTATTAAAATAGTCATTGGATTATTTACAGGATTAGGATTTACTTACGTATTTATAAGAATTTATGACCAATTTATTGAAGGGAATTAAAACATTACTATCTAGGATGCGCAACTTCTTACTTCCAATTCATTGGAACTTGAAAGAAGGCCAAGAGGTTGAACTTGCTTTTATTGTTGATGGGGTTCAATACTTTCAATTCGTTAATGATGTTAATATGCCTTACGAACGCGCAATGTGTGCTAGTGATATTTACCTAGAGTTCGAAAATAGAGTCGATTCTACATACCTAAAAGCATTGTTTGCCTCGGTTTTAGAATTAATGAACAAAGGGAAACTATTAGATGCAGCCGCTCAAATATTAAAAGCCCAAGAAAGGATAAATCATATTACTTACATAGACGGTCTTTACCGATTAGCCTCTGTTAAATTTTTTGACAAAAACGAAAACGTCTATAAGTACGATTACGAATACAACGAAAAGAAAATAGCCAAATGGAAGAAAGAAAAC